CAACATCCCTGAGTTCAGCGAATTTCACTGAAATATCCTCGCCTAATTTGAGTTTTTCATCAGTTGTCAGCTGGTGTTTTACCGGGATACTCATTTCTTTTTGCATCGGTTTCTCCTTTGTTTAAATTTTCCCTGCCATCTTTCCAACTCTTTATTTTTTTACCGGTGATTTTCTCAATTTTCTCTATAAAAGCCTTATTTTCTGCACTTACTTTTTTCAAGTTCCAATTTGTTATTAAGCAGTCCTCAGTTTCCTCGACATACTCCTCATGAGTATTGAATTTAAAATCGTTTATATCATCTGCGCTCATGCCTGCTTTTTGTAATATGTTAGCCAGCGGTATCAACTGTTTTTGAATATTTATTTCCTTATCTTTTAAGCTTTCCGGTCTTTTTTCAACTTTCGAAATACCATCTTGTAACATCCAGAGTCTAACCGTACCTTCAAAATCAGGGTATTTTTTACCCTTTATTTTTTCCTGATGTTTAACTTTCTCGATATAATATTCGACTGTTTTTTCTGGATAATCTTTAATTAATTTTTTGTATCCAGCGGGGGAGATTTTTTGCTCCTGTATATTATTATTACTAACCTCTCCCTCTACACATAGTTTATTATTAATTAAGTCTTTTAAAGAAGAAGAAGAAGAAAAAGAAGGGGCTGTGTATTTTTCTGTTAGGTTAGTGTTAGGTTTTTCTTTTTTATAATGTCGTTTTTGGCGTAACCTGTTATTTTCCTTAGCTTTTTCTTCTCTAACCATACGCCGTGATATTACCGTTATATTTCCGTTAGAAAACTTAAAATCACCAACTTTTTTTTCATTTAATTTCAATAAAATTTCATTTGTTTTTTCTTCATTTTCTCCAAAAATTCTACTCCATTCAGATAAGTTTAAATTCAAAATTCCACGCCTTTCAGCGCTATGTAATTTATTTAAAATGGTTATCCATGCACCTCTGATTTCAAGAGAATGTTCGAGCATATCCCGCAAAAAATCATCCGGATAAAACGGGAATGATGGTGCTTTGCTCATTATCTACCCCCGGTTTTGATTCTGATAGCCCATTTCTTATTACCATTCGTTGATGCCAGCCAGATACCGGTTATTGTCCCGATGATCCCGCCTATAGCAGCGGAAAGAACGCTGAATACTATAAACCCGAATATTGTTATTACCTGACTCATAAGTCCCTCTTTACAGGAAAGCCCCGATTGCTGTTTTTGGGAGGGTATATCTATGTTAAGCAATCAATGTGGACAATCAGGGCTCCCTATTTATTTTAAGCGTCAACCTCGCCCGGTATAGATGATTTTGGTTTGCCAAATTCAGTCGTATCAAGATCGATGGTTTTCTTTTCCGGCTCGTTATCAGTCAGTAAATCAAGCTGCTGTGAACGGCCTTTTTTGACCTTGAGTTTCTTCTCATACTCGAAGCTGATCTCCTCGGATCCACCACGTTCCGACTTGAGCTCCCAGGTGTTGTTTGCATACGTTTCGGAATGCTCATCACTGGTCGCCTTACGTATAAATTCCTGCGTTGAGCCGTACTGCTCGCCGGTGTAGATGAGGATTTTAACAGGTTCTTTTTTATCAAATGTCCAGTCCGTTTGTTCATCGAGCAGTGCTCTGGCGAGATCATGATTTACTTCTACATAAATCACTAAATACAGTTGCATAATAGGTCTCCTTTGTGTAATTGTTGTTTCTTTACTTTACACCGTACTTCCGGCACATTTCCAGTGTTCTTTTAGATGGTTTTGTATTCAATTTTTTCAACATATTAATTACACGATACATTACTCTTTTACTCAGACATTCATCACAAGTACGTGGTCTCTTTAAGTTGATAGGTATTGTAGGCATGAATTTGCCGCATATTTTACATTCCACTATTGCCGAATACTTGTCAAAATGGTCACGCATTGTCTTCTTCCCCAAACAATTCAGGGTCATAGTCGCCATTACCATTTACCGGCACTGTCTCAGGGATATCTTCCGGGCTTTCCGGCATTTCTATTTCCGGCTCTATAGGTGCTGTCTGCTTTTCTTCACCGACCATCAATTGATGAATGATTTGAGCATTTTGAAACGCTGCAATAAGACGGCCGCCGTCTTTATAAGTGATCTCTTTTTGTTGTGTGACATCCAATTTCAGAAAATCGGAAATCACACTGAAATACTTGGTATTTGGAACTCCCTGCTCTCTCATGAGTCCATAAATCACTTTGATTTGAGATGCCGTGCAGGGACCGCCATTCTCTTTCCCGGTAGATGTTTTACCGGTCTCTTTCCCGGTAGATGTTTTACCGGCTCCGGCAGATTGTTGCTTCCCTTTGGGAGGTTCTCCCTGGTTGCTATCCGGATCGTCCTTGTCGGTCGGGATGTTAAAGAATTTCAAGAGGAAATACTTCTCCGCATAAGTAAGAGCTTTGCCGACTCCTTTTTCTCCCGAATCGAGCCCTTGACCGTACCAGGTGCATTCAATAATTTCAGTAGGATTTTCGGCATTAACCCAGGTGAATGTCATGATAAGTTCGGTGAAATACTCATGACCTTCTTTTGCCGTGGTATGATCGGATACTACTTGTCCGGTTATCCGGGGTTCAAGAATAAGCCCCTGTGCATCGAGAGCTCTTCGCAGCGAGCCGATTATCTGGCTTGACGATACATACTTGAACTGAAATCCGCTCTTTTCCTTTTTGAGAAACTCAACGGTCTTTCTAACCTCGATAAGCTTCTGATAAATGTTTAATGGTTTTGTTGCTGCTGGTGGCATGGTACTCTCCTTTAAAAATTATTAATTAATTCTTTTTCTGGGATGAATTTTCGGTGACAGAAAGGACATTCGATTTGGCTATTGAGTTTCTTTTCATTTTCAAGCCGTAGTTTTTCAGCTTTTTCATGTTCTTGCCGGGCAAATTCCTCACGTTCCTCACGGTGCTTTTTCTCAGTAGCCAACCGTTCTTTATCGGCTTTCTCACGGTCTTTGCGGTTCTTTTCCTCAAGAACTTTACGCTCGGCATCAGCTTTTATTTCAATTTCTCGCTGTTTTTTTGCAGCAGCTAACCGTTCTTTCTGGAGTTGTTTCTCTTTCTCTTCCGTCTCTTTTTGTAGTCTTATATTTTCAAGGCGGATACGTTCCTGTTCTTCACGGTCAGCTTTTTCTTGGGCAAGACGGTCAGCTTCGATTTTTGCTCTTGCTTCTGCCAGTAATCTTTCATCTTCTTCTTTTTGCTTGATTTTGACAAAATGTTCCTGTCTATCGAGGTAATCCTCAATAGGCACTATAAGGGCTTTCAGGACGTTTGCAATGCCGTCAATAGCCCTGCCTTCCCTGAGCGATTGTTCTTTCAATTCTTTCCGCTTATTCTCAATGGCAAGTCGTTTCTCACGGAGGTAAAGTCGCCCAGTTCTCGCCATCGCCATATCGCCCGTTTGTGATTCATTTGTTACAACAATAGTCTTTGCTTTCTTTTCCCAGTCTGAGGCAATCTCAAAATAATCTTGGAAATTTTCAAGCATGACTTTTGCTTTTGTGGCTTCAAGTCCTGATTCTTTAATGATAACTTGTAGTTTGTTTTCAGTTTCCATTGGATTCTCCTTATTAAAGATTCTTTATTTCTTCTCTCATTTTAACGAGTGTAAATTCCTGTTTCTGAATATCCTTAAGCAGTTGCTCCTTTTCTCTCTCATCGATCCTGCCGTCTGCCATGGCATTGAGATAGTTCTGGCATAAATCCCCATGTTCCGAGCCGACCTTGATGATCTCATCTGCTATCGAGCCGTTAAGCTCTGTTTTAAGGGGTATCCTGATGAGTTTCAAGCCATGGCATCGGTCAACATACCAGTTGATGAAATCGATGTCCCCGGTGGCATTAAAAAGAGCCGGAATAAGTTCCGGCTTTAAGTATGTCGTTCCATCGATGATTTTATATAAAGCCCAGATTGTCATCCCGACTTTTTCCGCCACTTCTTTTACTTTTTTATCATCGTAGTCGGTTTGACCGTAAAACTTGCGGATGAATAAATCCCTCAGTTCGCTCTCTCTCCAGTTGTCGCTCATGCCTCTACCTTCCAAATGAAAGGGGTGATTTGTATTGTTTTAATTTACACAAACAGGTATTGTTATAGTATCGATGGTGGAATACCGCTTGTTTACCGGAGGATAGCTGTCCGGGAATGCTTTCAGACGAATAATGCCCTGAGCATTCTTATAGGCTATATTTACATTAATTAAAAACTGTTTCTTCGGGGTGATTGCTGGCTTCATGGAAGTTCTCCTTACATGGATTCTGCTATTTTCATGGCAAGTGCAACACGTTCTTCTTCATTTTTTGGGTGCGGGAAATCATCAGCATTAAAAGAAGGCCCGACAAACCTGTCGACTTCGCTGATCGGGATACGGATACGGCCGTTAGGGCCGCGGTTGAACTGTATCCTGCCCTGATTGCAGAGACGCCGGATATAATCGGGGTTGTAATCGACACGCCGGGCAAAATTAGTCGGGGAAATCCAGAACTCCCCGCGGAATCTCTTATGCGATGGCATGGTTTTCCTTCTTTGAAATGGCGTTGAATATCAGGTGGTAATTGTCACGGAGCCAGTTGTCCAGCTTGAACCGTGTCCGGGCGCTCGGGTTGGTTTTCCCGTTGACGACTTTGTGTAAGGTTTGCCAGGATATACCCATCTCCTTCTCCATGCGGGGGCCGAAGGTGGTCCAGGGTTCGTCGGTGACAATCCGGTAACGCTCTATGATTAGGTACTTGTTTTCTTCCATAATATTTATTCCTATTTAGGTACGGGGACGAAGCATGCTGATATACCGGTGATTTCACCATCGTATTTCATTATGATATTTTCATAAATCCAGCCACCCGGGACACGTGTAATTTGAAGTTTATCAGAAGTAGACATACTCTCATGAAGTTTCATATCGAGAAGTTTTTTATATTCAATAAGATCTTCTAATCCTACAGTTTTCGGCATCGTTTAACCTCCTGAAAGGGTGAGAAAATGTACTTGTAAATAAACCTTATGCTAATAATATATATAGAAATACAGTTTGTCAAGTAAAATTTATAAAAATTATAAATTAATTTACTTACAAGTACATAATTCTATAATAATATTGACTTTATGAATGAAATTATTTTTATTTGTTTATCATGACTAACAATGAATTATTGCAATTATGGATAGATTATTTCAAGAAAGAGGCTCATAAAAAGGGGTCTCATTTTTTACAGAAAGAGCTTTCTTATAAATCAGGTGTCGCTGAAAGTTATATTACAAGTTTATTATATAATAGAATAAATCTCGGTGAGAAGGTGCTTGATAAAATTGTCAAGGGTCTTGGCATCTCAAAAGCTCAATTCTATGCCGGTCCACCACCTCAGCAAATAAAATCGCTTGAAGATTATAAAAACGGTGAGTATATTCCCGGTATAGGCACGGTCACGGAGTATGATCCAACCGACACTATCCCGCTTCTCACCGATATACCGGCGGGTCACTGGAAGGACTGGAATAATTCGTATCCGGTCGGCTTCGGGGAGGGGAAAGTTGCAAGGTATGACCTCAAAGGTAAGCATATATTTGCAATACGTGTCGAGGGTGAAAGTATGCTCCCGGACCTCGAGCCTGGCGATATCCTGATTTTAGACCCTGAGAAAGCTTTTACGAATGTCAAGGGTGGTATAGGTATTGTTAAGTGTAATGAGGGCTTTCAGATACGCCATGTATATCTCAGAGGTGATAATTACCTGCTGGAGCCGTCAAACAAAGCCTACGAGCCGGAAATCGTGCCGGTGACAGGCGCCACGATATTTAAAGTTGTCGAATGGAGACCGAAACGGGAGGGGAAATTTTGATGAGAAAAGCAATCTTGCTAATGATATTTATAATTTGTCTATTTAATAACAGTGCAGTATTTTCAAAAGATATTATTACTTTTGAGGATTTGTATAATAAAACAGTACAAATATATTTATTGGATGGTTCTGTCAGAAAAGGTAAGGTAACATTCAATATTATTGATGAAAAAATGGGTATTGAAACATCTGATGGCAATATATTTATGTTTCAAAAAAAGGAAATTAAACGAATTCTTTATCGTCCGCATGAAGATAGTGGAATATCTTTAAGTATTTTAGGTTGTGTCACAATGGGTTTTGCTTATTATTCTATACCACAAGAATCCTATGAATCTCATAATGGTATAAGAATTTATAACGATGAAGAAAGAGAAGATGCAAAAAAAAGATTTTTGCCTGTGTTTTATACTGGTGCAGGAATTGCAGTTACGGGAATTTTTTTATATATCTACACAAAAGATTTTCCCATACCTCAAAACAATAATGTTTCTTTTCAAATGCTCAATAATAAATTTATAGTTAGTTGGAAATTCTAAGCCAAAATAAGCTTACAGACCCCCTCACAAAATCGCTGACGATTGCAGGATTATGCCAAATTTTCGAGGATCGGGTGCCGGAACGTGGTAAGGGATAGCCTGAGAGGTGTAAATAGTTTTACGAGGGAATACGGATAATTAATTATTCATCTTCACATCTTGAATATCTAATGCATTTCAGCCAATCTTCTAATGGATTATCAAAAGTGAATGAAACAGATATACAAGTTCCAGTTTTTGGTTGTTTGCTTTTTCTTAAAGCTTGAATATCAGATTCTTTAAGAGTATGTTTTAAAAAACGTGGAAAAAGATAATTATGCACAGCATCAATGAGATTACCAAAAGCTTCATTTTCATCTTTACCCATAACAGAAATATTAAAATCAAGACATGTTGTAACAAAAAATCCATCAGATTTTTTAATTGCTGCAGCGAATTCATAATTGTGTGTGATGGCATTCATTATATATTCTCCTTTGTAAAGGGGCTGAGCAGGATTCGAACCTGTGGAAATCGGCTTCCCCGTTTTTAATTTCAGCCCTTAGATATGTATAATTTATTTCATACCATTAATTCTGTCAAGTAAAAAGAGACCCATGCAGAGAAAAATTCCCATTATAATCATCAAAGCCGGTCTCGCAAAGTGTAAATCCTGCGGGTATATCAATGGGAGAGCATGGTTCTACGGGAACGCTTCCGGCGACTGCCGTTCTCATTTTCCCCTTGTCTGTGATGAATGCGGTAAGGATGCTGTCTTTAGAATCGAATTCAGCGAACTCACAAGAGAAGAAAAAACCGACCTCTACCGGAGACTTATCCGGTATGATCACCGCTGCCTCAACTGCGGTTATCAGTTCGTAAAGAGGTCTCCCGATAAACCCTGCCCCAAATGCAAATCCACAGAATCATACCGCATTGCCGAAACCTTTGACGATTACGATCCGGAGATTGACGGCTGATGAACAAGCCCACCGTATTCAAGCGCTCCGATTCTCCCTATTGGTGGTACAGTTGGATTGCAGAGACGAAAGATACACATGGCAACGTCCATAAACGGCGTTTTCGCAAGTCCACCCGCGAATGGGAGCTCCTTATATCAGATTACCCTCAGAACGAAGCACAGCGCATTGTCATGCTCCGTCTCCACCTTATTGACGAATCGGTCACTCCTGATCAGGCTTCCCTCTCCTGGCTCAGGGATGAAATAATACTGCGCACAAAAACAGAGGGTCTCCGTCCTTCAACTGTCAAAGAATACCGCATTGCTTGTGATCATCTCATCGAAATGCTGGGGAGCAGTTTCCCGCTTGCCAAAATTGCCCGCTTTCATGCAAACGAACTGCAGAAACATCTCATCTCCCGCGGTGATACACCGGCAACGGTCAACAAAGTATGCCGGCACGTAGCAGCTGCCTTCCAGCGTCTTGTTGATGATGAATTCCTCGAAAAGAATCCGTTTAAAAAATATACCCGTCTGCGGGAATCCCCTCGAGGCCCACGTCATTTAACCCGGGAACAGATCATCAGGCTTTTTGAAATTGTCGATGCTACTGAAAAAGAGGAGTTCAAACATCTTCTCAGAATATCGATGTTCACCGGGATCCGCCGGAATGAGGTCCTACTCATCCGGCGTGACGAAATCGACCTTGAACGTGACAGGGTGAAAGTCATGAATGTCAAAATCCATGATCAGCGTAAGCGGTGGATTAAAATTCCCGATGCTGCCAGAGAATCCTTTGCATGGTTTTTAAATCACCGGGACGGCGATATGCCTCTCAAAGTCTGTCATCCCAGTACATATTCCCACTGGGTTAAAACAATGCTCAGGGAAGCCGGCCTGCAGGAAAGCCTTCACTTGCATTCACTCCGTCACAGCTTCATAACACTTGCCGGTGAAAAGGGAGTTGATCTCTGGCGACTGCAGATGCATGTCGGTCATGCCTCAAGCCGGACGACTGAAGGATATTTTCACCCGGACGCAGATCTCGGGAAGAGCATCGATATCGGCATCGATTTAAAACGTGACAAAACAGGCAAAAAACGTGACAAAACCCCTTAAAAGAGTTCACCTTTGTTCAGTATAATTCGTGACAAAACGTGTCAAATGACAAAATTAAAAGGGCTTGGAATTTCTTCCAAACCCTTGATTTTATTGGTAGCGGCGCAGGGATTTGAACCCCGGACAAGCGGATTATGATTCCGCTCTTTGCTTTCAGCAAACCCTTTATTTATGGGCTTTTCTATTTTTGGTCTGTCACGCTGTTTGTCACGAAATGCCGTTTTTCATTCCCCTTTGTTCACTATACTTCTCATTTTTTGAAACATTTCTTCCGGCTCTTTTTTTAACAACCACAATATTTTTTCAACTGCCCCCGATGGCTTGCGGTTAGCCTTATAAGAATAATATGTGCTCACTTTAATTCCAACCAGTTTAGAAAAAGCCTTTTTTGTCAGTCCTAATTTGTTCCTGATCGCTTCCATTTCTTTATATTTCATCTTATTCCCTCTATTAATAGGACAATTATTTTTTCCTGTAAGTATTATAATTACGCTCAATATTATCCAGTGCATTCGAGATAGCTGAGCGTCTGTCTGTGCCAATGTCTTTAAATGTAACTCTTACATGCTCCCCTGTTTCTGTGTTGACTACGGTCTGATCAAAGCCAACCTGCCAACCATAAGCATGATGTTCATCTTTCCAAAAACGCCTTGACGTCGAGATAATTTTTAACATTTCATCCTCCTATTTAAAATTATTCATCTTCTTCTGGTAAATATTCATCTCCAAAATCAGAAATCAAAGTCAAAGCCTCAAATAATCCTTCATTGTTATTTCTTTTTGCAATCTTCATTATATCTTGTTTTAGGCGTTGAAGTTCAACTTCAGCATCGGTTCTATAGTCAATCTCTTGCCCATCAATCTGGCGGGCGATATACCCGTCAATACCGCCACGTTTGGAATCATCACCCATATTAATAACATGGTTTTCTTTTTTCTCAAGAATATTTTTGATTCTTTTGAGTCCTTCGTTCGTGATTTCTATTAGTGTTCTCATTTCCTTCTCCTGTTTTTGGTTTGTCTTTAATTTCTATTTATAATATAACATATTATTCTATATTGTCAAGTCTTTTTTATACTATTTATAATATTAACTACAAAATAACTCCCACAAACCTTTTATTCATAGGCTTTCACAGAGATTAAAAAATATTTTGCTTTTTTATTATTTTTTCTTCTTTTGATGTTGCAAAATGCAACACATTATTAGCATAAAAAACCCCGGCTTTTTACACCGGGGCTTCCTTCGGGAGGTTACTATGAAGTGGGATGTCATGTTGGTTTATATTTTGTATCCTTCCAGACATCGACAACGTCTTTGCCTTCCCGAATAATAACAGGCAATTAATTAAGTCTTTCCACCGAAAGCTGAAATTACAGATGCAATGAATTCCTCGACTTCTTTAAATACCGCATCTTTTTCTTCAGAAGTCATTTTCGTCCCGCCTGGACTATCTGACCTTCGGGCATTTCTTACAGCTTTAATAATGTCAGTAGCCTCATTTAATGGCACTTTACTTTTTAATGTTACTTTACCCCATGCAGTACCGCCCCAAAAACCAGCAATAATCATAAAGATTAAACCTATGATAGATTGAATAGCATTATCGAGTATCCAATCCTTTGTGGAACTTAAAATACCTGCATAAACAGGCTCACAGACGAACAATACTGCGATTACAACAACGATGAGTAATAATGTAAAGCGTTTCATGTTGTACCTCCAGATTTTAATAGTTAAAATTTCCATATTTTTCTCAGTATATCTATTTGAAATTTATCATCCCATTTATATACCTCAAAAAATCTAAATAACCGATATGCTGTTTCCCAATACAGCCACAAAGAAAGCCAGACCAACCCCCAGACTTTCCAAGAAACATTCATTTGCCACAGAATAACTGCAATCAAGATTCCGTAACTTGCCCCTTTTACCAAATGCCAGAGAGTTAATAATCTTTTCCCGCCTTTCGCATGATCTATCGCATCAGCAAAAGCATTCAGTATGTAAGCCAACAGAATTAAAAGTATCAATAGAGCCATATTACTTTCTCTGGCTTGGAAATATCTATATCCACATGAATGAATGTTTTCCTGATGCCAATCCGATTAAAACCTGTCGTGAAGATTGCCGATAAAAGTTTCCATCGTGTACCGCTGCTGATTGCTTTTATATCCGCAGCAAGCCCCTCTAAATGAGCGGAATCATCTTTGCCCCCGGCTGCTTTATTGTTTTTCTCGCACCGGCAACCGCTTGATACCACGATGGGGATTCCGGCTTTTTCACGAACTCGGTCGAGTTTGCGGACTAAAGCATCATTTATATTATTCTTGCCACAACCGCAACGGCAATCGAACTCTGATATTTTAAAATATTGTGCCATTATTTCTTTTTACCGTTCTCTTTATCTTCAAGTCTTTTTATTCTATCTTCAAGGTCTTTATGGTCTGAATTATATTGGTCTTTCCATATCATACCGTTGCTCATTTCTTTTATTTGAGCTTCCAGATGTTTTAAGACAACCGACTGAACCGTACTCATAATTATCAGTACAAATATTAATGCCGGTGTTCCCTTATCAATCAACCATGCTAAAGTTTCAGACTCCATTATTACACCTTTCCGGATTCCGGCTTTGCTGTCAGTTCATTTATAGCCTCATCGAGAGCTGCCTTCTGGTTTTGCAATCCGATACGTTCCTGCTGTATGATATAGAGCAGTGATTCCCGTGCCTGTATCTCCCTGTTCAAAGAAAGCTGTCGTCTCCTGAGTTTTGCGAGCATAATTTCTTCCGGCTTTACTTTGTTTTCCGGCGTCTTTTCAGGTTCTTTCGATTGATTTTTCATAGTATTTCTCGTCCTCCTTATGTATTAAGTGTTGTCCAAGCGTGACCACCATTGTTGAAATTTATTCTTATATCACCAATATCTATATAAGTGACATATTGTGTTTTTGGAGGATGACTGTAATTATTAGCATCTTCTTCTATTGTATCGAGTTTATCACCGTCGTCAGCAATATCTCTACCGTCAACAGTACCAATGCTGGTTGTTATATTTTTATTTGAATCAATTATTGTGACATTGTCCATTTTATAGACACCACCAACATTTATATTACTTGTTAAATCAACACTTAAAGCATCTAATACAGCCTTGATTGTTAAATTACCTTCAGCATCAACAGTAAACACTTCTGCTGCTATTTCGTCTTTCAATACTAAAATATCCGCACCATCAGTATCAGTCATTATTACAAGTTTATTATCAAATAACTTTGCATAAGAATCTCCTCCCCATGCATAAAAAACTCCACCAGTATCTGCATGACCAACTTGAAAACCAGGTCTGCCATCGCCAAGTAAATCATCGTCAATAATACATACTTCTCTTTCAGAAGAATCAAAAAATGAAAGCTTTTGATTAATACCGTCTGTCACAATACGCTGTCCTGAAGCACCACTCTTAAATGTTCCTATCCCGCTCGTTATCGAATCCGCATATATCTTTCCCCCGTCGATCATAGTCACATCAGACCCGTGCTTCCAGTCCTTCCGCATCTTCCCGTATGTCGTGCCATCGATAACATCGTCCATATCGTTGCCGGTCAGGTCGAACTTGTCGGTCGGATCATAGCCCGATGTGAAGGTTGTTGTCCCTGCTATTGCGATGTTATCGGCCTCGATATCGATTCCCTCAGCCGAGGCATTAATCGAGCCTATAACATTTGTGCTTTCAACGGGTACAAATGAGAGCTTGGTCGTGGTGATAGAGCCTGCCTTCATACACTGTACATTGAGAAGCCGGAACGTCTGAGCCATCTCGATCGTGTCGGTCCCCGAGTCATAGAATGCAAAGAAGAAGCCATTTGCTCCCAGGGAAGGCTCTGAGGCGCTCGTCTGCAGGGTTGTAATGCTGATGTCCGGGTCGAAAAAGATATATTCGTCCGTGGTATAGCCGGCCTGGATTTCATACAGAACGCCCTTGTAGAGTATCAGTCCTGTAGACCATTCACCCCGTGAATCGGTTGTCAGAATGAAGCCGAGATAAGTCGGCACCGGTATCGGTCCGCTTCCGTAAATGGTGATGGAATCCTCCGGAGCGGTGTCATCATCCGACCGTATTCCGTTTGTACATCCCACAGTTTGTATTTTGACATAGTAAAGTCCGGGACCGGGGACATCAAAAGTATATTCCGTGGCATAGAAAACAGCGAACGGCGTCCCGTATGCGCCTCCGTCAGGTTTTATAAAAATAGCAAAGAACACGCCGCCTGCGTAGATCTCTGCAGATGGCGTCCATTCAACAAGTATCTGAGGCTGGTATGTACCATCCTCTAAGATTTGATATGTTTCTGTGAGGTCAATACTCGTTACATTCGGGGGTAAACCTTTTCTTGGAATCTGAGGGCGTTCGTTGAAATCGTCAGGGATCCCCTCATCATTGTGGATGGAAGCATCGTATTTTTCGACTGTAAGTTCGATTTCATCATTCGGATATTCCTTAAGTTCGGTAATTCTGGCAGGTTGTAAAGTCCAGCCCGGGACATCGTAAGTTATCTGGCTCAAATCCCCGCAGCAGGCGTGCATATTATTAATCGAAACCCGGAAAGATGCTATTTCGTTGCATATAAATCCGCGCCAGAGTATGAAATTAGCCATCCGTGTAGCCTGAGACCGCCTCTTTATGCCGTAGAGCGGTATGACCTTCGGAACGATTCCCCGGCGCTCGATGTCGATGGTGTTTTCCGCCTGCACATGATCCTTTTCGAAATCGTTCTCCTGATCAATGAACAATACCCTGACCATGTTAGGAATATTCTCCTCGTCGATCTCGGAGACAACAAACGTTCCGTCTACGATACTGTCATGGTCAAACACATGGTCGTAGGGGGGTGATTCTGCGGTTTCCACGCCAAGGCATATCTTACCATCCCTTTGATAGAGATAGCCCCCGAACGTAGCCAGAATATCCTTAACAGCGGTTTCTTTGTTGGTTGACTCATCGAAAACGATGTCGCATTGGTATCGGGGTTCGTCGATGCCGTCTTTATTGGTTATCTCCTCGTCACAGAGGACAGCCACAGCCTTGAAAGTATCATCGTCTATGTAATCCTCGTTGATAGGCTCCGGGAAATCATCGTTTGTTAGAATATCCCGCAACTGCCATGCAGGGTTGCGGGTATATTGTTCTTCTATCCATTTGGTTGTTGCAACATCCCATACTTTGATTAATTTGCCTTCGATAATGGCATCAAGTGAAGGCATTGCAGTATTGATTTTATTATTTGATGTATTAATGTGAATAGCAATATAGGCTGTATGTCTGAATGCGCAGGGGTCTCCTCCCGAGAAATTTATTGTCAATAAAGGTGTTGCAATTCCTTCTTTTGATGAAAAAATACTATTCCCTGATGCTAACTCGTCCTGATCAATAGTAAATGTTATAGTTGATTGTGCAGAATATGCTGTATTTAAGGCTGATATTCCCGTACTGTTAATGTTAATAGCAATATTCCCACCTCTTCGTTTTGCGGTATACATACTTGAATAATAAGCCCCTGGTGTCGGTTTAGTAGCGTATGTAACTGTATCTTCAGCCCATGAACCGCTTGCAGCTCTTATATTTATTATTGGATCGGAACCAGTATAATCACTTTGCCATAATTTGAGAGTTGCCCCTGTAATTGTAAAACCTAATGGAAGTTTTGATAGATCAAATTTGAGAAAAAACATTTGTTCTGGTGAACTATAATTGGTTTTTAATTCTACACTTGTACCATACGGTATAGTTGGATTATCTTCATCAACGTAAGCATCTTCTGTTGCTTTTATAGTATAAATACCACCTTCAAAAATGCTGTCTGCTTCTTGATCTGCTGTTCCCAAATATGGAGAATTATCAGTGATACCAAAATCTGCTCCAAGTTTTACAGATTGAATTTCATCAACATTTATTTCTCCAATGCTTTCAATCGGTCCTTGGCAGAATCCAACTGCACAATCATAAGCCTCATCTATGGTTTCTTCACGGTAAAACATGTGTCCTTTTACTTTATTTCTTCCATAAACAACAGCAACCGGCTCTTCAGTTGAACTCTCTTTTTCTTTGTCATTATCAACGTAGATAGGAGAATCCTTTTTCGGTTTTGGAGTTAGAGCCAAATAAACCGATCTCATAAGTGAGAATACTGCAAGTGCTGTTCCAATTCCCATTATTATTCCTTTGGCAGAGCTTTAAAGCCCCCGAAGTTTATCCAGTTATCATGTTTCATTTTGCACATCATTGCCGTCTTATCACAGCCACGCTCGATGCTGTAAGTGTCACCGATGCCCGGTGTATTCGGCAGGGGGATAATGATGTCGATATTCCCGCTGCTGTTCGATTCCTTGACCATGCGTATTTCGCCGTCATTTACCCCGGAAGTGATTTCAATAATGCCGTTGTTCCAATACCCGTCTGCTTCTGTTCTGTTAGCGGTGTCTATGATAAGCACCGTTGACGAGCCGGCTTCCACTGCGCCTGTTTTGGGATCGGCAAGAACTTCTCTTCTCGAAATATCATCCCATATAATGGTGGTATCGGTATTATCGGCACAGAGATATATATACCCGCTACCGGTTGCCGTTGCTATAAACGTAAATTCTTCAAATACATCATCTTGTGAAAATGTATGATAATGATGAGTATTACCGAGCGGGTTACTGTCGGCAATATCAGCTTTCCCGGTACCTGCAGTTCGCATCACATAAGCAGTTACTTCATACGTTTTTCCGTTTTCTCCAAATGGTCCCTGTTTTATTGAATTAGCAAAGGAATCTGTATTTAATATTTTCTGCGCAGAACTTCCTCCGTGGATATAGGTTGTTTCTTCTGAAACTGTCGGAGTCCCATCTTTTGTCCAGTCCGGAGCTACTCCCGAAACATACGTTCCTTCAAAGCCAGGATTGGTAATAATTTCCGTCCCTCTGCATTTAACCCCGTCAAATTTCCGGCGGCACGGCCCCGAATAATCACGTCCCGGAAACGAGGCTCTCAGCTTCCCGAAGTCCGATATAACCATAAGCATTGTATTCGATTCATTCGGCCCGTCAGCCGACTTCGGCGCTCCCATGTCTCCTGAGAACAGGACAACCGCATTATCCGCTACTGCCAGCTTGTTCGCCGGCACTTTATAGAGGGTAAGGCGCCTGCCCTGGAATTTGTTGTTTTTGACGTATGTAGTCGAAAAAACGAGGTCTGTATTGTCGAACCGGAACTGCATTCTATCCTGCTCGAGCGAAAGCGTTGTTTTTATCTGGCTGAAATCAAAGCCCCAGGATGAATAAGTATGTCCGCCCGATGTGGGGAAGTTCAAATCCTCAGAATAGTCCGTGAAATAAAGCGTAGTGTCGTCAAGCTCTATGATTATCAGAAATACAGGCTCGTTTGCTTCCTTCTGAAATTCGGTTTTAACGTCCGATTGTACTGTTTTTGGCATTATAAGTCCTCGATAAGCTCGATAGTCTGAATGTTACCCTGCGTAGGCTTCACAAACGATGCCAGAAGCTTATCGCTTGCGAACCGCACATCGTATGTCTTATATACCCTCAAGAGAGCATTTACGGACTCTACATCGAGTTCTTCGTCTGCTGCCAGGGTGATCGTTCCCGCGGAGACTGCCGTTGAAGCATGGACATCATAAACCCTGTCATTTCCCAACCCTGAGCCATGAATGGTAACTTTCCCCCCGGTCTCGAAGCCTTTCTTGACAAACCCGCTGCTTGAATCGGTTATGGTGTCCGGATTGCTGTTAACAAGGGCAAGACGTATCCCTTTTAACTGCTGCCCGTAGTTCGGGAAGGTGAATGTCTCATACTGCCCGTCACGTGCATCAAAGAACGCCAGTATTTCATCGATATGGGTATCAAGCGATGCCCCCTCGAATATCAGTTGAAACCGGCGCCGTGCCGATGCCTGCTTTTTACGGTACTGCCGGGCGCCGCTCCTGAATTGCGTTACGAGCGTATTGAATTCAGGCCCGTAGGTGATGACCTTCTTAGGTTGCCAGTCTATGTCCCAGTTTGCCATAATTATCCTCCGGAAACGCCGCCACGGCTCTTGTTTTCAAGCAACATTCCAAGGAAACTGTCCTCATCAAAGAGCCTGTTTATCAGATTCCCTGCTATCTTTTCAGAGAAAGCGCTGAGGAATGATGAGGCAATGTTTCGCGACATATCTTCAAATAGTTTTTGCACGGTATCGGTGGAGAAACGAGCCTCCATGACAAAATTGGTCATAGTTCTGCTCCATTGATTTTCAAGATTCCAGGTGAAGTCCTGATAGCCAAAGTTCGGTTGAGGAGTTGTCGGAACTGCAGGTGTTGGTATTCCTGCATTTAAAGTTAAACGGGGATGGAAAGGCTCCTTTCCCATACCGAGCCCTTCTCCTCCGCTTATTCCAAGCTCAGGATATCCTAAATATCGTGGTGATGGCCCAACAAACCCGACAGGTTGTTCTGATTTTCTTCCAAGATACTCATTGAAATAATATGCTTTTAATTCGTTTATCCTTTTTTCTTCTGCTTCAGCTGCTTTACTTTTTTCTTCTGCTTCTGCTGTCTGATAGAGACGTTTTCCTTCTTCAATACCTCGCAAATGTTTGCTGACTAATAATTGGCCTTTTGTTTTTCCCTCTGTTACCTGTAAGTATTGTTGATATCTCCTATATATATTTTCATCCCATTTTATTTGGGGCGCTGTTCCCATCATTCCATAAGGCCCGACTGGTGCTGTACTTACTTCTGGAGTCCACTTTCCGGCAGCCCATTTTTCCGCTTTCTGTTTAAATACTTCTTTTTCCATGTTATCAAGCATAGTACCGAAAGCCTTATCAACACTTTGTATACCCGCTTTTAAAACATCAAAAGTACCGCCTTCCATCATAAGATTTCTGAATATGAACCATTTATCAGCCATCATTGAGAGTGTGCCAGTCCAGGTAGTCGCAAGGTCTTCTGTTACACCTTTGAATTTACTCCCGGCTCTTGTCCATTCTCTCATCATTATTTCTCGTGTCTCCTCCGCCGTATAATAAACCTGAGCTTTAAATCCTAACATATTGAGAATACCGCGTTCCCGGAATAAATCGGCGGTTCTTGCTCCTGCAGAATACATCCTCACAAACTGTCCCATTGTTTCACGCATAGTAAAACCGGTAACTGCCGCAAGATCGCCAATAAGCGGAATCCATCGCATAATCTCATCAACTCCGCCTTCCATTATTCCTGCTAATGTAGCAGCTCCTTCCATGAGATCTTCCAGTTCAAAAGGAACTGTTCTTGCATAGGCAGTCATTTCTTTAAAGAGCCGGCTGCCTTCTGCCTGTGAACCTAAGAGACTTTTAAGCCTTAACTGATATTGCTCTGCTGTATTTGCAGCATCGATGAAAGCTCCGCCTACACTCTTTATGCCCCGGTAGAGTGCATAAACACCGAAAGTCCCATAAAGTAAGTTACGGAAATTTATTTTATCAAAAGAATGTGCCGATTTCCCGGCTTTGTCCATATTAATTTTATCAAGTTGTTTCTGAATATCGGTCTGTGTTGCCTTTGAATCGGCAATAGCAGTCTTTAATTCCCTTCGGAACTGATCACGGGCTACTCTGACAACAACTGATAACTCTGCTAAATTCATTCTTATTCCTTCCGATGTTCACTTATTAAATTTCTTGCTGCTGCAACCACCTTTTTAAAACATGAATCAGGATTTTTGACCTTCAAACGGTCTATTACCAATTCCACAGCCCTTAAATCAATATCAATCGCTCCCCCCATTCCTGCAAAAATCATCTGGTGTGAGCACATTAAATAAACCTCGAGGGCCTCTTTATTCTCCGGCAGTATTTCCGGGATACACTGGTCACAGGGCGGTCTCTTTTTCTTTCCTTTGTAAAGCTCCCTGCAGTCGTCACAGGGCGGCCGGCTTTTATCGAATATTCGTCCTATGACCTGAAAAAGTTTTTTAACTCCTTCTCCTCCCGCATAGCCCTCTCACTCCCGGCGATTGCAATAGCCGTGTTGACAAGCCCCGGGAACACCGGATGTTCCTTCATGAGTTTGAGTTTATTTTTCTTATTGCAGGGAATCGGTTTATCGTTGTCATAGAGTTCAGTCCAGTCCACAATGCAATAGTCGTAAGTAAGCTCGTTAAATGTATCCTTGTCCTCATTCTTTCGGACATAAACCCTGCCGTCCCGGTAATCTTCTTCCTCTGTGGTTGTTGCTGCCAGAAATTCATCCCGCTTCTGGTTCGTGAGGGCGCGGACTGTTATCCCGCCTTCCTCTTTTTTCTTACTGGTAGGCCACAGAAAGAAAATACCCGGGTTCAAATCATTCATATTAAGCCTGAGTGCCATAGTTATTCTCCCGATTCTTGTTAAGTTTTACCATCAAAACCCTATTCTGACAATAAAAGTTAGTGAATTATTAGGCTGCCTTTTCAAGCGTTCCGCCGCTGATTTCAACCGTGAACGAAATCGGACAGAGTCCGGATGCATCTTTATCAGCCGACGGCCCGGAAACATTTGTTACCAATGCTGACGCGCTGGCATCGAGCTTGAAATAATCGCTTTCCCCGGCTCCGAAATAAAACCGTATGGTATCAACTGCGGTTTTTGCAATACAGGCAGCTCTGATAACCGCTTGCCCTGTTGAATCGTCCGGATCGTAGAAACCGCTGAATGTGACGGTCCCGCCGTTGCCCCGTCCATATTCCTTGGAATCGAACTCATCCTCAAGCTCCGTTGAATCCAGAACCTGATTTGTGATGCCGGAATATTCCCATTTCCCTATACCGACAACTTTAGTTGTGCTGAGGGAAACCTTTCCTTTGTAACCTCTTTGTCCTGCCATTTTATCCTCCGTTTCTTAGGGGCAAACAGAGAGACGGCAATACAGAAGTACAGGCCCCTGTATGCCGTCTCTCTGTTTTTGTTACCCCTTAAGTGGCCACTCTCAGGGTAACCCCGTTTTATATTATAAACTTCCTATTAATGCCACAGCGTCTCCCACTGCTTCCGTTGTCAATTCGTTATCGGTATCATCAACAAGCGTGAGTACGCCTGCCGCAACTCCTCCCGTGTCGATGACAAATTTTCTGCCATCATTAAAGGTGGATCCCTCGACAACAACATCCATTGCTGCCAGAAATCCGGCTGCTACTAACCCGCTCCCGCTGTCACTGATGAGCGGAGGCGATGCATCGGTGAATGAAATGGTGATGGCTTCCAGTATTGCTCCAGCCTTATACAATACACCATCGCTCACCTCGAGGGTGAAATTGATCGGGCATAATCCCGAAGCGTCTTTATCGGCTGACGGACCGCCCACATTCACAACAAGGCAGGTCACATCGCCCTTGCAATAAAAGAAATCTGTCTCCAATGCCCCAAAATATAGCCGAATATCCTGAATTTTGGTCTTGTTAATGGCTGCAGCCCTTATAATCGCTTGCCCGGTTGAATCATCCGGATCATACCAGCCACTGAATGTGATAGTGCCTCCACTCCCCGGACCATATTCCTTGCTGTCAAATTCATCTCCGAGTTCAGTCCCGTCAAGAGTACGAATAATGATTCCGCTCGTTTCCCATTTCCCAATTTCAGCTACTTTTACCTGCCCCAACTGAACTTTGCCTTTGTATCCTTTTTCACCTGCCATAATTGCCTCCTGTTTTTAATTTTTCTCTATCAATACTTCATATCTTGCCGTGTATTGAAAAACGCCCTCAACATCGCTCGGCGGCATCACTGAGAGACGCCTTCGCATATAATTGAAAGTATATCCGTCAACTGTCAGCGTACCATTCTCATAAACAGCATCTAAAAGCTCGAACAGATCACAGACTGCATCTGCCGTATCACTTTCGCTAAAAATATTAAACTGCACCATAAACTCCTCATAAGTCTCATCCAGTGTGTTAGCCGGTACGCGGTCAACCATTGTGAAAACTGCATAAGGACATACTGCCCCCTGTTTTGCTTTCACCTTATGAAGCCCGCCGGTGAGTGCAGCTTTAAGCGCTTCGTTATTGTCGAATGCCGTGTAAATTCCCCGAAAGAGTGCCTTCATTTATCCCCTTGCAAGATTGAAAAAACCATTGATTTTCGATATATTCTCATTAAGACCCGGCACCATGAACGGCTGTGCTTCCATAAACCTCGTTCCAAACTCATTCCATACTGCATAATCTGTCGGACAGAAGATTATTATTTCATCTACAGGATTGTCCGGTCTGGTATCAATGCTGTTTGCCATATTGCCCGTGTCTTTTCTTGCAAGATCATGCGCTGTTTTTCTAACAGCTTCACCGCTTAATATCAATGCACTCCTGAATTTAGTGTCAAATGCCTTCATCACTTGCCCAGAATTGTCTTTGAATTCAGGTGTCATTCCAAAAGCTCCAGTTTTGTCTCCAGATGATGATCCCTGTTGCCCGGGTTTATAGGTGAACCGGTAATATTATATGTCACCCCATTCTCCACAACACGGTCGGTTACCAGTATATCTTCAACATCCGTATAGAGTTTATGGGTTGATTTATTCCCTATGCGTTCTAAAATGAGCAATTCCTGTGACGAAAGAGGCTGAATTAAGCCGTCAAGGGTCAGATGGGTACTCCAGGTCTTCGTAGTTCCCCCTGAGCCGTCTGCTGCCTCTGTGGCACGCTCTATGATTATATTTTGGCTGCCGTAGTGGTCATGTATCATCTGAGTCCTACTTTTCTATAGGCATTAAGCATCGTTAAAAGCGCCTTCGGAAAATCATCGCTGTCAACTGTACGGTACCGCACCGTATAATCCCCGATTGTTTCGCCGGAAACCTCCTTTTTCGAATCATCAAATGCCATTGATTTCAAAAGATGACTGAGCATGGTTGCCATGACAGCTTTTAAGCCCTTTGGGAACCGTACCCGGGTAATTGATATTGTCGAATTCCCGGCTGCCTCGGC